GTCCGAAAACCCTGGTTTAGTTCTGCAAAATCTGTTGTTCTGCTTTGGTTCCCCTTCATAGCCAGGCCGCATATGATCTCCGCGAGCCTCTTCTGCGGTACACTGCTTAATGCTTTTCCAAACCCGTACTGGTAAAAAAACTTGCCTATTGCTTCCCTGCCTGCTATAATGTCTACCATAAGGCATTCCTCTTTTTGGTTTGTGGTCTTGTGGTGACTCGTCATCCCACATCTTACCACCTCCGCTGAGGTTTGCCTTTGTTTATTTTTCAGATTTGCTCATTTAGAGTTTCAAGGGGGAATCAGACACTACCGAGCCGAACAGGATGTGAACCGGCTTACTTGCCTCCACAGCTTCCACAGCGGCCCGCTTTACCAATTCAACAGCGTTAGACAATAAATTCACCCCCAACCAACGTTAAATCCATGAAATGCTCTTCACCTTTGAACGTGTGAATCACCTTTTCGGCCATTAGGAATTGATGGGCGATTATGTCACCCAAATTCAATGAAACCATGACGGCAGAACCGGCCCGTATGTCAGAGCGCCCAAATACGTTCTTAACGGTCAGCTTGCGGGATTTGCAATCATAGCGGGCCAACAGAGCCTCAGCCTTTGCGGCGGCTCCCGTTTCGGTCTGAATCTCTTCAAAATACTGGAGAACGCCCCATTGATTGATTTTCTCACCGTCCTGGGCTGTATACCGTGCTCGTTTTCCGGTCTTTTCATTGTTAAAAACCAGCTTGATCTTGTTATAAGTGGAATCGTCAATGCTGGAAGAATAGCTGAAATTTTCCGCCGCTTCCATGTCGATCAAAAAATCGGTTTTCATGGAATTGACATTCTTCAAGGTCAGGCATCCAACATCGTCATATAGGACATATAGGTTTCCGGTATTCAGCAAAGTTTCGTCAAGGGCATTCTGAATCATGTCAAACAGGGTTTGATTCTGTTCATCAACCACTTCAATGGTGAAGCCCGTATCTTCCACGACGCCAAGTTTCAAGCGGAAATCCGTTGCAATCCTTTTCAGCAGATCGGAAGCCTTCAACCCTTCTTCTATGATCGTGTCTTTGTTCTTCAAATATCGCAGTTGGTCATAGGCGGTCACATCAATGGTGCCGTCCTTGTCCCTGGACTTGGCGAATACGAACCCATAGAACATGGGGGTTCCGCCCACAGTCAGCTTGACCGGATCACCCTCTTGGAAGTTCAAAGCGGCATCCTTCACCACGGTGAAAGTCAGTTTGCCGGGTGTTCCTTTTCGCTCCAGGGAAAGTTTGGCCCCCTCTACCACAGCGGGGAATTGGATGAAAGAACCGTGTTGGATCAGGATTTCAGCGCCCAAACGGAACACCCCTTTTCTTTAGGGCAAGGTCAGGACTTGGTTGGGATAGATCAGGTTGGGATTGATGATCTTGTCCTTGTTCAGTTCATAGATTTCTTTCCATCTGGAACCGTCTCCCAACTGCTTTTTGGCAATATTCCAAAGGCAATCCCCCGTTTTCACAGTGTAGTTTGCCGCCTTGGGTGCGTTGGATGTTTCCCGCGGGGGGCCTTGCACCGCTGCGGCCGCCGGTTTGCCCGGTTCCGAAGAAGCGGTAATTTGAACCGTCTTTGTACCAAAAGCCCGGTACTGTTTCAACTTCACCGAAACGGTTATGTCCATACCCGCTTTCGCATCGTCCGTGACCTGGTAATCCTCCAGACCCACGGTCAGATTGTTATAAAAGAGGGCTGTACCGTCCGGGCGGCTCCGGTTCAGAATCCACTGAAACGGCTCCTTACTTTGCTTCAGCTTTTCAAACAGGGAGAGGTAATAGTCCGCTTTTTGCGCTCCCCCGTTGGTAAAGGGATAGGAAACCTGGGGAAGCACCAGATCAAAGGAAACGTCTGTCAGCTTTGCTTCCTTCAAAATGTTGATTTCCTCCCCGCTGATCAGGGTCAGGGTCTTGTTCTGATTGTTGATCTTCACCTTCACTTTGGAAGGGGTAATGGGCATCAAGGTCCCGGCAATATACATTTTATAGGCCATTACTCATGTGTCCCTTCCGCTGAAATATCCATCTTTTCCGCAAAGTCATAACAAAACGCATCCATAATCCCATCAAGGTCTGTATCCTTGGAAATGTGGTTTTCGTTGTGCTGCTCAACGGTGATTTGGGCGGTGGTGTAACGGTTGATGGCTTCCCGTTCCGCAATATCCTTCATCCATGCCAAATCCTCCTCCGCATAGTCCAAGGTATCAGCAGCGGCAGCAGTGTTTGCGGCCGTGTCCCCGGTGTTGCCATAAATGCCATCCAGGGTATTCCCGAGGTTGAAGGCTTCGTTGGAATCAAGCCCCATTTCCTCCAGGCTTGGGGCTTTGAATATGCCGGAAATCTTGTCTTCGATACCCTTGCCAAAGTCATATCCGGCTTTCGCGGCATCTCCGTAATCAATAAAATCCATCTTTTTTACGTATTCCACCCACCCGGATTCATCCTTGACTTTCTTCTGGGCTTCTTCCAGTCCGTCATAGAAATGATCGAGGCCGCTCGTAATATCCACGGTTACGCCTGGGATTTTGTTGATTACGTTTTCAATGGCTTCCGCCATGTTTTTGATGTAGCCCACCACGGTTAAAGCCATATCGTAGAACAGCACTTTCACTGCAGCAACCGGATCATTGAACACGTTTCCAATAAAATTGGCGATGGCCGCCAATTTGTTCCAAAATGGAACAATGAAAGCGTTGATAATGTGCGCCCCAAGTACGGCGAAGGCCCCGCCGATTATACCGGTGGCGGAAACACTGGTTCCGGCGAAGTGATTGACCGCCCCCACAACTGCGTAGATGACCGCTATCAGGGCGATAATACCAAGTACAATCCAGGTAATTGGGCACGCCAAAAGGGCCGCATTTAAGCCATATTGAGCCGCTGCTTGGGCGAAAGTGGCGGTAGTTGCTGCACCTGCTGCAACTGTTGTCATAGCCAATCTTGCCGCCTTTACCGCCTCAATGCCATTACTGATAGTGGAAACAATGGTGTAAACAAGCATGGCTCCGCCAAGCACAGCAAACGCCGCCGCAACGCCCATAATAATTGGACCGAGCCAGCTCCAGTTGTCCGCTATCATGCCTGCGACGCTTACCAGAGCGCCAGCGATTTCAAGGGCAACCCCGGCGGCGACGGTTACCCCGACTACTACCCCGTTTATGGCGTCTAAAAACGATGTGTTGTTCGCGATCTTATCTATGATTTTCTGTGCTTCTTGGGATAAGAAGGACAGCTCCCCGATTGCGTTATCAACAAAGGCTGAAAAGGCATCACTGTTGGCGATTTCATTCAGGCGTTGAAGGACCGGCTGCATTGCCATAATGGCGGTATTTTTAACAGACTGCGCAATCTCCTCAAACGTGACCGGCATATTTTCAAATTTCGCGTTCGTCTCATCAGCCGCCGCAAACATGGCTGCTATGACAATATCGGCCGTGATTGCCCCTTCCGCCGCCAGATCCCTGAGCTTCCCTATTGGAACGTCCATGTAATCGGCAATGGTCTGAATGATATTGGGGGCCTGCTCCAGAATGCTGTTAAATTCCTCGCCGCGCAGTATGCCGGAGCTCATTGCCTGCGTCAGCTGCAGCATTGCCGCGTCAACGCCCGCCGCTTCCGTCCCGGCAATCGCGAACTGCTTGTTGATCTGTTCCATGAAATACACAATTTCCGCGCTGCTGGAAAATGCGTCCCCGGCCATCAGGCCCAGCTTGGCCACAGCGTCGGCAGTGGCCAGATAAGAGCCCCGCGCTCGCTCGGCGGACGCGAAGATCATCTTTTGCAGCTGCTGCGTTGTCTGCAAGCCGTCGTTCATCAGGTCCAGCCGCGCCGTTGTGCTGGTGAGCTGATCGGACAATTCAAAAGCCCTCGCAATCGTCTCAACGCCCGCATATGTGACAACAGCCCCCTTAATCGTATTCATCAGTTGACTGGCGCTGTTGTTTCCCATCTGGATTTGCTGGTTGAACCGGGCCTGTTCGTTGGTGTTGTCCCGGATATATCTTTCCGTGTTTCCTACCACTTGAGCAAGACGCATATAGGCGTCGTTTGCCCGCCTTACATCCATATCATCAACCGCGCTGTTGAGGGCGTCCTGCGCGTCCAGCGCCTGCGCCAGCTGCGCCCGAAGCTGCTCCAATTCGGCGTTCGCGGCGGCGGAACCCATGTTGATCGGATTGCTCGCCATCTGAGTTATGCGGCTTTGAATGGCCTGGATGCGGGTTTGCATATTGTTCAAATCCGTAACGGCGTTCGGTGGGAAAATATTGGCTCCCGCCGCCTGTGCCCTGATCCGCTGCTGTGCCTGATTCAAAGCGTTCATCATATTGGTAGCGCTTTGAATTTCCTGTTGAAAACGCTCAATCCCCGTATTTGTGAATACTTCAACGCGCGGTGTATCCCACGTAACAGGAATTTTAACCGGCTGCGAAAAGCCGTCCCGAATGGAACGTTCCACACTGCCTACATTTTGGGACAGCTGCAAGAACGCGCTGTTAATGTCCCCGACGCTCATTCCCTGCATGGCGGCGTTCAGATTATCTTGACAAGAGAGCGTTTGGGCAAGCTGCGCCCGTAGCTGCTCTAACTGCGCGTTTGCTCTGTCGCTGCCCACATCCAGAGAATTCTGTTCCACATGAATGATCGCCGCCTGTAATTCCTGCACCCGGTTTTGAAGATTTTGAATATCAGTAACTGCTTCCGGGGGAAGAATGTTTAAGGCCTGCGCTCGCTGTGTAATGCCGGTCTGGGTTCTCCCCAATCGTTCCAGCATGGTATTCGCGCTTTGGATTTCCTGCTCGAAGCGCGCAATCCCGCTGCCGGTGAATACGGCCAGATTGTCCGCCCGCCATGTCACCGGGACCTCGATGGGGGCGGGGCTGCTGGTCTTCCGGATTTTCTCCTCGATGCTGTCAAAAGCAGTTTCGGCCCGCGCCAGCTCATCCCGCGCCTGCTGGATCGCGCTCACGTCTATGGTGTGTTCAGAAGCGCTCTGAACGGCTTCAAAACTGTTCAGAACGATATTCAGGGCGTTGTGAATCCTTTTCAAGGGGCCTGTCATGCCATCGAACATGGCCAGGGAACTTTTGATTGTAGACATAAGATTACCGCCTTAAATCTCCGCCTTGCGGCGAAGAGGGGTCAGTGTCTCCGGCCCCTCCCGCCACGGCGGGTCTTGTGTTTAAGCTTTTTCCGCTCTTTCTCTTCCCGCTCTACCCGTTTATTGATAGCGGCAATCACAAACGCGCGTTCATTCCGGGGCAAGGCAAAAAATTCATGGGGAAGCATGTGTAATTCGTGAAGACAATAGTAACAAAGGTTCGCCTCACTATCGCCTTCCTCAATTAGTTTTTTGCTTCATCCACCGCGTCCTGCAGCGTGGCGTCAAAGCCGCACACCTCCTGAATTTTGGAAATGTAACCGGCGTATTCGCCGGGGGTCAGCATGGCCTTCAGCACTTCCTCACCGCTTTTGACATGATAACTGTCCTGAAGCTCGGTGCTGTTCAGATTTGGGAACACCGTGCAGGCAACCGCCAGCTTGCCAAGGTACTTGTTGTAGTCGGTTTCCTGCTGGTACTGGTTCTTCCGGCCGGGCACAGGGACACGCATGAGGCAGTCCTTCCGCAACACCTCGTCCTCCGTAGCGGAGATGGTCTTAATTTCCCACAGCATGGGCTGCTTCTCTTCGTCCAGGAACCGTTTGGACGCGGGGAATTTGACGTGCTCCACCGTCAAGGCGTTTTCGGCCAAAAAAGCGGATAATGTACTCATTTTTTCATTTCCTCCTGCCTGTTAAAAGTTTTATATTCGGCTCCTGCCGCAAAGCCAAGGCGAGGCTGCGGCCGGAAGCGGGGTTAAAGCATACCGTCCAGATGGTTAAATGTTTCAGGTATATCCCAGGAGTCAAATGTGCCGGAAATGTCTTCATCCAGCAGGTCTTCCCCAGCCTGAAATTTCGCCAGAATAAAAGTGTCGCATAAGCAGTTGTGGTGAATAACCGTCTGCCTCCCTACGGAGGATGTGGGATCCTCATTGGTTACCTGGATCTCGAAATAAGGCATTACACCTGTTTTCTGGTAGGCATCCGCCATCTTGCGGAGAATGGATTGATTATAATGTGCGGTGCCGCTCCACGTTCCCTTGCCGCCTGCCGCCTTATGACCCATACCGACTTTCCCCAAGATGGGAACCTCCGTGATGTTGACTTCCCACTTGCTTTCAAATTCGGTAAGGCTCATAAAGTTATAGCGATTATCTCCAAGAGTAATGAAGCATTCCGCCAAGCTGCCATAAACGGCGTCCTTGGCGTTCATGGTAGGAGTTCCGTTCCACTCCATATGTCAGCCCTCCCTTCTTATTGCACCCAAACGGTCATATAAAGCTGTTCCATGGCGTTGATCGGGGAGACATAGTCCGTTACCACAACCGCCTTCTTGGTATCGCCCTTCTCAACCGCTATATCCTCCGGGCTGAAATTCTCAATGGCCCGAATGCTTTGCAGCTGTTGGTGGTGCTTTACAATGTCATTCCACAGGCTGAGCCGACCGCTGTCGTCATTGGGCACCTTGCCGATGTACTTCTTGCCGAACAGGACGGCAATATCATTGGCGATCTGATCCAGAACCCGGATTGTTTGATTGCTGGAAAAGTCCCCGGATTTTTCATCCGTGACGGAAACGAAGGTGTTAATATCGGTCAGGATATTCACTTTTTCATCCACCTTGTGGAACATGAGCGAGCCTTCCTTGATCCCGTTTTCCAGTTCGGCCTGACTGTATTTGGTATCAATGGAATATTCCCCGTCATAGGTCATGTTGGTGGCGGACTTATTCACGGCGGTTCCGGCGATTACGCCCGTAACCCACGGGACCAGGGCGGCGGTCTCTTCCTCCACGCCCTTGAGTCCGTTTTTGACGCTCACGACGCCTTCATAGTCCGCAAGGTGGTTGGATACCACCACCTGGAACTTCTTGCCCACATCGTCCCGCATACGCTCACAGAAGGCCGAAAACAGGCCCTTAATGATCGGGTCAGTGGACGGGCAGCCCATAGCGTTGAAGCTGTACCCTTCCGCCTGGTCCAGATAGAGCTGATAGGCGGCGTCTTCGACAGCTCCATCCTCGCCGCCGGCCAGCGGCATGGCAGCGGTCAGGGCCAGTTCCCCCTTGTCGTTCCACACCACAAAATCGTTATCGGTCAAATCCGTAATGGCGGCGGCGGATTCCTGCCGGTCCACGAGAACGCTCCCCAGATAAGTGGACACGTCAAACAGGGGTGCTTCATCGGTGTAATTCTCGTTGGCTTCGATCACAATCCGCACGTCATTCCCCAGGACGCCGGGATATTTGGCGGCCGCGAAATCGTTCTTTGCCTTTACGCCGCCCATGTTCAGGCGGTAGAAGTGAACGGTCTTGGCATTCTTGAAAATCTCCCGCATGGGTTTCAATTCAGGGGCGGTGTACGCATAGCCGAAAATCTTTTGACTGTTCTTGATGAAGTCGGCCAGTTCCACCGTGAACATCTCGCCCTCAGGGCCCCAGCTCATAGGAAGGGGGATCGTGGCATAGCCGCGATCAGACAGTGCGGCGCTTGCGTGGGGTACGGAAATGAAGTTGATATAAGCGCCGGGAAGAACCTTGTTTTGCACCAGGAAGGTGCCGCCGCCAAGGGCCATTATTCCTTCACCTTACCTTTCTTCCCCTTCGGGGTCATAAAGTCCCGGATCACGGCTTTCACCTGATTCATGGTATATCGCTGGCCTTTATCCAGCTTGACCGTCAGAAGATCGCGGCGTGTGCTGAACTTCTTAAAGGTCAAAATCTGCTCCTTGCTGTACGTCACCGGGGCCTTCTGCCCAGTTTCGTCAACGGGTTTCTTGTCAGTCATCAAATCACCCTTTCTTGGTTTTCATATCAGTATGCAGGGTTTCCATGCAGGGAAGTTCCTTGGGAATGTTCACAACCATGTTATAGTTCACGAAAAAGTGAAGGACGCCGTCCACCGCTTCATAGCTCATTGATGTACCCCGCAGCATATCCCCGTTCGGAAGGGAGATATAGCGCAGCGCATCAACCAGGGATTCCGCCACTTGATACAGCTCCGTATTGGCGCCGCCGTCTCTGGGAAAATAGTGAATATCAAACGGGTTGCGCCAAATAGCCCGATCTCCAAGGAGAGGGGTCCGTTCAGGCTTCAGCAGGGCAATGAAAAAGCAAGGCTCTGTCAAACCTTGCTTCACATCGTTTTCATAAACCCGGTACTCACTTCCAAAGGCGGCGCCCAGTGCCTTTGCGATGCCCGTGATAATGCCGTTCAGCAATCAGAACACCTCTTTAAGCAGCGCATAGAGCTTTTTCTCCAGCAGGCGGGGAAGCTGCCGCTCCAATTCCTGTTCGGAAATGGTCAGCATGAACCGTCCCTTCACCCAGTTTGCTTTCAGGCGTTTCCCAAGGGCGGGGACATAGCGCCCCGGTCTTTGCCGGTGGCCATATTCCACATAGGACGCATATTCCGTATTATTTACAATGGTTACAACGTAGTTGTCCCCTTGCTTTTCCACGGGAAGGATTGTCCAGGCATCCCGCAGGGTGCCGCCTCCGTATCCGGACCAATATTGCCGCTTAGCTTCCTCCGTGGCATAATCGGGCACTACACCAGTCGGCGTCCGCTTCTTCACTTTTGCCAACAACCGGCTCGCAATTTCGGCAGCGGCCTCCCGGCAAAACCGGTCAAAGTCCGTTTTTTCCAGCTTATCCAGCCGCTGTTCCAAGTCCTTCAAGGCTTGAAAATCGACTTTTCCCCACTTCCCCATTACGCCCACCCTTTCCACAAGGCCAAAGGGATTTCCTGGTGGTTGGTAAACACCCCGGCCTCCCCGCTTTGGGAATAGGTGAATTCCCGCTCAAGGTCATTGAACCGATGAACCACGATTTTACAGCCCGCCGGGATCACCACATCCGGAGACAAGAACAGCTTTACGCCCTGGGCCGTTGTGGCAACATGGCTTTCATCCGTGGCGGACAGTTGTTCAAAGGACAGCTTGCATGGCTGATTTTCCAGGAGCGGCACTTCCCGAAAATCAGTCAGGTTAGTTTCAGGATTGGTGCATTCTTTTTGAATATAAACGGTGCATCGATCCTTCCACATCCATTCCAAGGCTTTTCGATGGGCGTTCACCATGTAAGCCTCCTATACCGGATGAACTCATGGCTCCTATCGCGAGTCAGCCGGGAGATCAAAGCATCCAGACGCTGTTCCGGCGTCGTGCTTCCGTCGCCAATCGCAAAAACCGTGTTGGTGTCCCCTTCCTGAATCTGTTTGACCGCCGCTTCCAAATTCAGGCCGTCAATATCCAGCTGCCCGGCGTTTTTCTTGAAGGCCAGATACTCGCCCGCCGCCAGTTCTGCCGCCATGTGCTGCAAACCTGTTGGGACTTCCGGCTGGTTGGTTTCATTCTTCACCCGTTCGGTTACGCTGTTCACTATGTAGAGCAGGAGGGGATCATTCCTGGCCCCGGTTACGCCCAAAGCGTCCAGCAGGGCGATTGCATCATCCAGCATGGAGGATCACCGCCCTTTCTCAGCCCCCGGCAGAGCCGCCGCCCACCGTAATCTTTACAGCCTTGGTCTCATCGGTCAGGGCCGCAAGGTAGTATTTGCGGGAATACACCGTGGTTTCACGGATATTGCCGTCCCGCTCCTGCTCAACCTCGGTGCCCTTCTTGTTGAACAGGGTGACGGCCTCCCTGGTGGCAATGACTACCGTGCCGGCAACGGCGTCCTTTTTGGTGTAGAGGTTGATTCCGGCCACGGTGCCGACATAGCCGCTTTTGGCAAAGGATTCCACATACTTCAGATCGTCCTTCAGAGCCTTCCGGACCTTCGCCATATCGGCCGGGCAGACAAACCCGAAGATGGATACGCCCTCCAGGTTTTCCAGATTCAGCAGGGCAGCCGCATCCACAAACGCCCCGAAATCAAGGACAGCGGCGTTGTGAATCAGCGCAGCCTTGTTGAACTCCGCGAAAATGTCGGCGTTCACGGTGTTGAACAGATCGGTTCCGGCGTGCCGGGTGCCGGTGGTGATTACCATGAGATCGGTCATGGCCTCTTCATCGAAGTACTTGAAGCGGTTCTGCGCCAGCAGAATCCTGTATTCCTTCTCGGTGTAGGCCGCCGTAATGGTCTTGGTGTTGCCCTTGCCCATAGCCAGCTTTTCCGTGCCGCTCGTGGCCTTGTAGACGTGAATCTTGCGGAGCATACCGGGAACCCCCGCAAGGGTGTTGTCCACGGTGCAAAACTGCTGAAGGTCAAGGTGGGAATTGAACTGATCCTCGATCTCGTTAGAGAGGAAGAAGTTGTCATAAACGGTATTCGGCATTTACTCTGCGCCTCCATAAAGATTTTTGTATTCGTCCGGATGTTCGATGGAATAGTTGTGCCGCTCCACGGGGGACATGGCCCGAAACTTTTCAAGGGTCATAGTGCTGGGCTCAACGTCCGACTTTTCGGCGGCTCTGGCTCCCTTGAACTTCTTTTCCGGCGCCTTCTCGAAGAGGAAGGCCGTGTCTTTGCCCTCCACCAGCTTCTTTACTTCATCGTCCAGGCCCTTCACCGTCCCCTCCTCAGTGATTTCAGCCTTGCCGATAAAGGCAGCCAGCAGCGCCTTCACCGCCGTGTTGTTTCTTGCCCTGGCGTTTGTCAGAGCCAACTCAACGGCATTGGAAATCCGCAGCGCTTTCAGCTCGGCGGCGTGGTCCTTGTCCTTTTGTGCGTTGGCGGTCTGGAGCTGGGTGATCTGTTCCTGAAGGGCGGCGGCATCGGCCCCGGACTTCTTCAAGGCTTCCAGCTGAGTGTCCCGCTCCGAGATCGCGGCCTTCGCCTTTGCCAGCTCGCTGTTGACCTCATTGAAGCGGGCTTTGGTGACGAAGGAGCCGTTCAGGCCCTCCATGACCTTGTTCGCCTGCTCTTCCGTCAGGCCCCATTCCATCAGTGTTTCTTTCGTCATACGGCGTTCGTCCTTTCGTTTCCTTTTTTACCGTGGGTGAGGAACCACGATTCCCCCGGTTCTGTTTACCGCCCATAGCCGGGAAACGGCGAAAATGGTATGAAAAAACCGCCCACAGGCGGTTTGATCATCAAATGGTTAGAGTGTCAGCAGCTTCTGAATAAGCTCCAGGTCAGTAACGCTGAAAATCAGTTCATTGTTTATGGGGTCTGAATCCTCAAAGCGCATTCCCGCGAAAGTGAGCCGTGTCCCTTCAACGTCCGCAATGGCGTCGTATACCTTGCCGCTATGAATCGCTTGGTAATCCGTTTCCCGCTGGTACTCCAAATCGCCGCAAAGCATGAAGGACGCATAGATTGTTTTTGTACCTTTTTGGACTGTTCCAAGCAGCGGTACAAGCGTTATGTGTTCCCAGATTTCCACCTGCCCGTTGAAACGCGCCAATAGGAATCGCTGCCCCGCAGATGTCACATAGAGCTCCCCGCGCTCGCAGGGAAGAGCTTTTATCAGCCGTTTTGACATTTCATTCCTCTCCAATCGAACTTCCAATATCGGAAAAGGGAACAGGCAAAACCTGTTCCCTTTGTAAGGCGGGCTTTGGCAGGCGTACACTTCTCCTGCGTCTCTCGGGTTTCCCCTGTCAGTACCATCGGCGTGTGGACTGTACGAATTCCTCCACCTCAAAGCCCGACCTTATCCTACTCTTATTTTAGCAGGATTATTCTCGCTTGTAAAGAACTTTTTTGTTGCGGACCAATCGCTCCAAATCTTTTTTGTCAATCTTCATAAAAGTAATAATTGAGTTTTTGTAGTTTGGACTGTCTGTTGAAACGGCGAGACGCAAAACCAGTTTAAAAGATTCATCAGCAGCTTGAATCTCTTTAAGCACAACGGCAGTATTGGGTTTGTTCGCTTCAATGATGTAATCTGGATTAGAAATTATCTCACGGAAGAAACCAAAAAACCGTTCGTAATCCCCTGGGTGCCGTTCCATAACATGCTGAATTTGCACGTTTGTAATAATCACTTCATCAGTAGTAATATCATCCGTCACGCAACGGTATATATCCTTGTCCAGTTTTCCAACATACTGCACACCGGAACCCTCAACTTTCGACTGCCTTTGCGCCAGTATATCACCCCCACCTGCTAAAGTCAAATCACCTTTGGCTCCACCATCCACAAAAGTTTTCTTCCAGGTGGTGTAATTCATATCAGCCGGAACATAGTACACTTCCCCCTCCTCGTTCCGGGCGGCCCTCTCGCCCTCCATATCGTCAAAATAGGGGCAGGTGGTCCCCCGGCAGTTGGGGTGGAAGGGGGGCACGGTCACGCCCGGTTCATACTGAGATAACGGGATCACCTTCCCGTCCAGGCCCCCGCAAATCGAGCAGGTGTGGCGGTCAAGGGTTTCCAGGATTTCAACCTTCTCAACGCCCAAATCTTTATAGATTTCCTGATTGGCAACCCCGTTGAAATAGGCGGTCTCCGTATGGGCCAGCCGACCGGCCTTGTACCGGGACACGCCGAACTGGTCCTTGATGTTGCCGGTAATCTTTTGAAGCCCATCGCCCCGCAAAAGCCCCTGGGTCAGCGACGACTGCACGCCGGAAACCAGATTGGCCTTGTTCTCCCAGCAGCGGTCCCGGAAAGTCTTACCGTCCGCCGTCCAGGGCCTTGAAAGTAAAGTTTCAAGTTTGCGCTGGTTCAGGGCGGTTATATCCCACCCCAGACCAAGGCCCCTCTGGATTTCAAAGGCGGTATGGGTGTAGCCGTTGGAAGCCACGTCCCTCAGCAGCTTGTCCAGGCTGTCCAGCTGCCCGCCGTACAAAAGCTCAATCTGCTGCTGAATTTGAAGCTGAATGGGGTTTCCAGGCGGCTGACATGGAACCGGGCGGAAGCGTTTTCCAGCTTTTTCAGCCATTCGGGGGACAAGTTGGCCTGCTGGCCAATCTTGATGTACTGCTCCACCGTCCAACGAAATTCCTCTAACTGCCCGCCGGTCAGCATCTTCCGGGCTTCCGTCAGGCTGATTCCGTTATTGGCGGCAAACCGCCCATACCAGCGTTCTATGTCAGCCCGGACCGAGTGCATCGCGTTCCGGTAAATCTTTTCAAGGTCATCAACGCAGCGGTCCGCTTTTTTCTGTGCCGCCTCTTCCAGAATGGAGAACCGGCCCCGCCAGTAGTCTGCGTTTTTCATGGGTCAATCCCTGCCCTGATCCCTATCGTTTTTGGAGGAAGAGCCTGCGGCCGGCCGCGGGGGAAACGCCCCCATGTAGTCCGCCATTTTTTCTTCCTTCTCTTTTTTCAACCGCTCCAATTCGGCGTCAGCGTCCTTTGTCCACGGGTGTTGCTCCACAATGGTTTCGTTGGAAATAATGCCGCCGGACTTGGTGCAGTTTTCAATAGCTTCGGATTCATTGATCAGAATATCCCGGTTGAAGATTACGGTGACTTCTTCCTGCTCAAAGTCCCCTTTGCCCTTGTTCGCCAAATCCTGATTGATGAACCACAGCAGCTCTTCAAACGCAGCCTGAAACTCGGTTTCCATTCCGTTTGCGTCCAGATCAATGTCGCTGTACATGGATTGAATGTTCATTTGGTTGGGGTTGTTCCCCATCCGATCGTCTTTCGCATCATACCCTCGGGCGTTGTTGATCAGGGCCCTTTTCAGCTGTTCCAGAATGGCCTTGTAGTTTTCGGCCTTGACCTCTACGGTCAGGGTCTCAACCTCACCGTCTTCCCAGACCTTAACGGCTCCATAGGTGGCAAGGTTGCGCCGGAACTCCCCAAGGTCTTGCCCATCGTAGTTCTTCAGGATCAGAATCGTGTTCCGGGCATCCTCCTGCATATTGTTTTCAAAATCGGAAATCATGGTATTGATGGCGTCCTGCAGATTTTTCACCCGCCTCAACAGAGGGATTTCCTGTTTGTTGTATTTGAACGGGATCAGAGGAATCCGATCCCAATTCAAAGAGGTGGTTTCCTCCCCTTCTGAAACGGTGAAGTAATCCTCCCGTTCCCCTCCCTCCACGTCCGGGATCAGCATATCATTTTCAAAGACATACCGGAACAGGCCGTCCGGTTTGAAGATTTCCACCCGCTCCACGGTTTCTTTTTGAAACCCGTTCCAGACTTCTTGGGTATAAAGCCGGACGGCGCAATCCAAAACGGTGTGGTCGTCGTCCGCCCAAAACGGAAGAATTTCATGAGCCGGGAAATGCTTGAAGTCCAAGTCTCCCCGGTCATTGTAGAATGGGTATAGCCATCCCACTCCCCCTTTCAGGGCATCTTCACAGATGTACTTCAAAAGCCGGTAGAAGCGCCGGTTGAACACTTGATTCAGTACTTCCACATAGGCCTTGTTCTCGCAGTTCAGGGAAATGGGCTTCCCCACAAGGTAGTTGGTTTTCTGATCCACCATCAAAGCGAATTGATTGTCAACCAACCGATTGTTGGGAAGATTGTTAACCACTTGGATTTGTCCATCAGCCCCAATGATTGTGCGCTGCCGCCGAAGAATATCCTGTTTCCCCTCATAGTATAGATCGCCCTGGATCTGCTCCTTACGCCGGCAGCTCACTTTCCATTCTTTGATTTCAGGTAACTATTCAGTCAGGGTAGAGGCATAGCCGGAAAAAGTACTCAGAATGTTAGGAAAAAGTTATCAAAAAAGACACATTCAAAGGGAAGAAGAGCGGTATACTTTCAAGAGA